TGTGCTCGGGATTTACGCAATCTAGCATTCCACAAATTCTGTTTCCTGGCAAGATGGGTTCCCCGAGTTCGTTTAGTGGTGTCACTAAATCTGGTGCAAATCTGCCATGCCACGGGATGCATTTCAGCTCCCCCGTGTTGACAGTTGTAGATCTTCTGGTGCGACAGGATTGGCAAAATACCTTGGCCTTTCCTCGCTTCTTGATGACATCCCAAGATATGCCACAGCGGTAGCAGGTTTCCCTTTCCCACACATAACTAGGCTAGTTGCCTTTACTACAAAAGTCGTCATTTCATCCTCAGTAGTGTCGCCTGGGCTATTGGCACGGCTATAAACCTCTCGGCTGTCGTGTAAATCGTGTCCTTGACAATAACAGGGGCCTCTGACATTTGTAGGCCGTCTATGAGCAAAGCCCATGACCAGTCATCGTTTAGCATCCAGAAGATGTTTAGCTTTGAGGGCTTGATGAATTTTCTCTTTCGCTCCGAGAAGTGCACTGCCTCGTAGGGGAACTTCTGCCCCTTCCAGTTGTGCTTCACCTCCACCTCGATTTCAAAGAAGTTTTCATCCTTCTCGGCGTAAACATCTATGCCGTATTTGTCAGGGTTTACCCATGCGTCATAGTCTCGAGACTTTAGATAGTTCACAACCAGCTCTTTGGCGTAATCGTTCTTGTCGAACAGGTCTTGACTGAACTTCTTGGTCATAGTCCTAATCGTCTCTTGAGCTCTGGGGTGAGTGGAACTGACCTCTTGGCCAGCTCTTCCATCTCCCGAATGTATTGCTGACTAGCCTCAATCTCTTTTTTCCGGCGTGCTTCGTTAGCAGCCTTGGCTTCGGGCAGTGTTGCAGCGTTCTCCCAAGAATCAGCATTTAGCCATGAGGCAGGGTATTTCGTGTATTCAGGCTTTCGTGTCGGATCGTTCTTGTAGGCGATAACCCCAGCGAGTATGTCCTCGAACTTAGCTCTTTTGAGAGCTGACTTGAATGCTCTAAAGGCTGCTCCCTTGTCTAGCCGTCTTGGATATTCCTTCCAGAATTCTTTGAATAATTCCTCATGCGTGTTAATAGGTTCTTGTAATGGTTCTATAAGGGTTTGTACGCCATCTGCTGTCACCCCTGACGCTCTATTTGTCACCCCTGACTGCGATTCTGTCACCCCTGAGACCGAATCTGTCACCCCTGGCAGGTTGACCCAGTATCGGTTGGATTTGTATTGACCGCTGGTCGGGGCGTTCTGAACCTCGACTATCAGCTCTCCAATCTTCTGCAAATACTGGATGTCCCTCTGGACACTACGCTCTGAGGCATTGACCATCTGAGCCAGCCTCCTGATTGAGGGCCAAGCTCCTATCTCGCCTTGGTGATCTGCAATAGCCAAAAGCACTAGCCGTGCCCTGCCATCCGACTTAGATTCCCGCCATACGGCATTCATAATCTCAATGCTCAATTTCGACCATCCTTACCGCCTGTGGCAATGTCACCGAGTGCATTGACCCCTCCTTCTGTTGTGTGCTAGATAGTTTGTCCGTAAAAATGTCACTTACGGTTGGTGTTGGAAAATTCACTTGCCCCCCCCTAGCAGGTATGGGCATGCCCTCAAGCAGCATCCTAAGTGCCAGCTCAGCCTGTTGTGGAACGACACCGTTACCACATGCTTTTAGTTCTTCGTTTCGGGTCAAACCGACATCTGTTATCCAGCCCTCGGGAACGCCCATCATCCACTCTGTAAAGCGACTAGAGAGCCTGTGAGCACCTTCTTTGCCATCAGGCTTCGTAGGGGCGGGTGCGGGTCTGCCTAGGACTTGTTCCCATCTGCGGATTGCAGGTTCAAACTTTCCCCAGTTAGTCACAGCTTCAAGTCTTGCCTTTGGATTGCCTTCGTCTATCTCTCTCTGACTTGCACCATTAGCCATTGATGTGCGTGTAGTCGGTAGTAAAACCTCACCGCTATTGAAAATTGCCCTAGCCACGGTGTCTACCTGAACTACCCCATCACGCTTGTGTTCAGCCGTGCCATCTTTGTGGTCACGAGATGCGGGGGTAGGCATCAGGTTATCTACAACCCGACTTACTTTCAGCCCATTTAGCTTTGCAATGTCCATTGCGTTGTCACGAATACCGACAGTATTGCCACGCTTACGAGCTTCTTCTTCACCCAAAGCTCCGCCTTCGCCTTGACTAGCTATTGGCGAACGCAGTAATGAAGATTCTGAAACGCTGGTGGGGTGCTCCGGCATCGGAAGCTCGAACACCTGCCCATTTTGCATCAAACCCGAGATCGGCCAAGTCCCCAAGAACGGCTCCCATTGCTCGAATAGGGTGTCCGTTCCCGATGACTGCCAAATCTTCTTCTGAGTATTCCATTCCATTGTCGGCTTTAGCTGAGAGTAATCCTCTGACATTTTCAATAACTACCAATCTTGGTCGGATTTCGTCAATCGCCCTAGCAAACTCCGACCATAGCCCGCTGCGAGTTCCTTCTGTTAGTCCTGCCCGCTTGCCCGCTAGGGACAAGTCCTGACATGGAAAGCCACCCGTAAGAATGTCTACGGGTTCAAGTTTTGTAAAATCAATTGCTCTGACATCTCTGTAGTTAGGAACGCCAGGAAAGTTCTTTTCAAGAATTTTTGATGGAGCATCTTCCCATTCGCAATGCCAAGCAACAGTTGCACCTGTCACCTTTGCAACTGCTAAGTCAAGCCCTCCGTAACCAGAGAAAAGCGAACCTATCTTCACGCTGTAAGGCTCACCTTCTCAAAAGCCTCACGAGCGTTCTTGTCCCTTGCTCCGCCAGCCCATCTGCCAGCGTGAAAGTAAAGCTTCTTGACCGAATCTAAGCGTTGCTGTTGGAGAAGTTTTTTCTTCTCTTCCTCAAAATTCCGATTCTTTGCTTCTTCGTTTTCTATTGCTATCGCTCGTAGCCTCATCTTCAAGGCTAATTTTTCGATATTCATGTTTGCCTCCTACAGCATCTAATTGATACCAGATTCCTTGCAGACAGTCAAATACCGGTTCATCCGTGTTTTCGTATCTGCTTAGTTTGTGTCCATCTATCCGAGCTTGTCTCGCAATCTCGGCATCGCTCTCCATCTGTCCGTTGTAAACCGCACATACCAATATGAGGTTGTCCAGTCTGTCCAGAGCTCTTGATCCACCCGAACCACGATTTATCCTGTGATGTGGAACTAGGTAACTTGAAGTCCCACAGTGCCAGCACCAAAGGTCACGCTTTAGCAGGGCTTCTTTGACCTTCTTTGTCAGGGTCATAGATTGATATCCATTTGCATCAGCTTGGCTTGTGTCCCAGCAGCCATCAGAGCCGTTTCTAGGGCCTTTATTTTGACCTTTATACGATTCACCTTAGCCCGAGCTAAATCACGCTCTAAACGGGCTTGAGAGGCTTCTAAGCGGCTAATGGCAGTGCGGTCTGCAACCGTGCCCTGAGACCGAATAAAAGCCTTCTGTTCAAGGGTGTCTAAATCGAACTCTTTTTGGGCTAGGTCTACCTCAGCCTGATAAAGGGCATCAGCTCCCTTATTGTTCTCCGCCGTCAGTTCTGCGATCTGCTTGGCTATCTCCGATGGATGCACTTAGTTGCTCCATTCGCTCAAGCATGTTGATACGCCAGATTTCACTTTCCTCTGCCAGCTTTCGGCTTAGCAGTAACTGACCCGATTCCCTCGCCCGCTGCTGTTTCATCAAACAGTCCTGATATGCTTCCTTCAGTTCCTGAAGGCTTGCTGCCTGTATCTGGTAGAGCATTAGCCCTTTCCTTTATGTAATCCAGCACGGAGGTAGTTACTCTTTTCGCCTTGGCTTGTGCCCAGAGGCTACGGAGTGCTTCCTTGTCATTCAGGCTATCAGCATCAGCCTTCCAATCTCTTTCGCCCATCGAGCTGAGAGCTTCTACGGCATTGAACTTCTCTACCTTCTCCATCTCCTCACGGCTAGGGCGTTTCAAGCCGGAGTAAATATAATTCGCCAAACAGCGACCAATCGAACTCGTCTCACATCGTTCAAGGGCAAATGGGTCTGAGTTAGCCTCACTTGCCCAGCCAGTTGTCTTAGGCAGGTCTGTTGCCTGATCTCCAGCGGTCAGATAAAGCCGTGTCTCAATCACCCATAGCGATGAATCCTTGGTGTGGTTGACGGTGACGATACGGGCATCCTTTGCCTCATCTGATGCCCAGAAACTACGAAGTCTCTCTTCAACAGTTGCATACTGTGATAAATCGAATCTAGCCATTGCTTCCTCCTACTTGTGAATCACTAGATAAGGCACGCCATCTCTGCGGGCTTGCCTAGTTGCTACTTTGATTTTCTGTCCATCTTTCAGAACAAAACCTGTCTTTGCGTATTGCATTGTGTCAAGAACCATGGATTTCAGCAAGTTGACTTGCGACTGAGATTCCTCAAGCATCACCTGAGCGTTCTTGAGCTGTAGTCCCAAAGTCCCCAGCTCTACCTCCGTGTCGTCAATCTGCGGGTGCTGTTGGCGAACTGTCTGGTAGGTGCTCTCTGACCCATCCCATTCTGGGCGGGTGCCATCTGTAAGGCTCTTGTGGAACATCGTGGCGTAGTCAGCCTGGGTGAGCTGCACAAACTCGTCAGCTTCGACCTCATACTCAAACCAATCCATGCCGGCGACAGCTACGACAATCGCCTTGCTCACGCCCATTACATGCATGTAGTGCTGCACCTGACAGGCATAGTGTGCGGGCAGAGCATCCCAGTTGTAGCGAGCAGTCTTGACCTCAATGACAATCCACTCGCCTGTTTCTTTGTTACGAGCCATTGCGTCAGGGTTTGCGTGCATGAATTCAAACTCTTTAGACACGAATGATCCTGCACGGTAAATCTCTAGCTCAGGGTGCTGTTGACCGAATAGCTTGAGGATGGGCTCCTCAAAGGCTTTGCCCAACCGAATTGCCCAGTTCTCCTGAAAGCTGTTGGGGATAAGTTCTAGCTTCTTGGCCCATAGCGTGTAGGCACTCTCCCAAGGGTTTAGCCCCATGATTGTGCCTATCTCTGACCCGCCGATTGAGTGCTTGCGGGCCTCGTGCCACTCAGGGCTGTCTGATTCAAAGTTTCCTAGGTGTGTAGCCTGTGGAAAGTTCTCGGGTGTTACATATTCCAATTTGTCCTCCTATGACTTAGTGACTAACATACACATAGGTGGTGACATTTTGAAAGAATCTCAGAAGAAATACATGAAGCTCCAGTGGGCAATCAAGAAGAATG